ATCTACTTTATCTAGGTGTAATCGTAAAAAAGTAGGTGCAATCATCGTGAAAAATGGAAATATCATCTCATTTGGATACAATGGTACACCACGAGGATTCTGTAACGAATGCGAAGAGAATGATGTCACAAAAGACGAAGTCATTCACGCTGAAATGAACGCAATTCTAAAAGCAGGAAACGACGCTAGTGGTGCAATACTATACGTCACTATGTCGCCGTGTGTAGAATGCGCTAAAATCATCAAACAAAGTGGCATACGTCTAGTAGTATACAAAGAACTCTATCGCAATCTAGACGGCTTAAACAAATTAAAAATTAATCACAAACAAATATGAAAAAAGAATCACAACTCAAAAAAGTAAAGACACATTTGATGAATGGTAAGTCTATTACACCAATCGACGCATTGAACTTGTATGGTTCGTTTCGTCTCGCCGCGCTTATTCACACTCTTCGTCACAAAGAAGGAATGGATATCGTGTGTGATGAGACAGAAGGCTTCGGTAGGTACTCACTTACAGAAAAAAAAATAGTTTGCAATTAAATCGTAGATTGTTATTTTTGTAGAGTTAACAAGCAATGTAGGAGATTGCTAATGTTAGAAAGACTTTGCCCCGTTGAGATAGTCGCACTCCTACTGCACTATCTTGATGGGGTTTTTTATTGATAAAAAAATGAGTAAGGACCCAGCAGTATTGTTTTACACAAGTGATTTCTTGACAGGTACAACGCTAATGTCAAACGAGCAAGTCGGCAAATATATTCGTCTACTTTGTATTCAACATCAAAAAGGAGTACTAAGCGAGAAAGATATGTTGAAGATATGTGAATCATATGACGAAGATATCTTTGATAAATTTGAAAAATGTAACGAAGGATACTACAATGCACGTATGAGAGAAGAGTTTGAGAAGAGAAAGAAGTATAGTGAATCAAGAGCAAATAATCGTAAAAAGAAAGAAGATATGAAAAACATATCTTTATCATATGAAAAACATATGGAAAATGAAAATGAAAATGAAGATATAAATAATAAAAGTAAGAAGTTTATCAAGCCAACAATCGAAGAACTACGTGAATATATGGACTCACAAAATATGAATGACGTGTCTCACAAGTTCTATGACTTCTATGAAGCAAAAGGTTGGATGATAGGCAAAAACAAAATGAAAGATTGGAAGTCAGCAGTTCGTACTTGGCGTTCAAATAATTTGAAAACATCAACTTCAACTATTAAACTTGCAACACTATGAATCTAGAACGAATGATATTATCAAACTTGCTGTTCTACAATGACGCAAGACACTTCTTACCACAATTGAATAAAAATTGGTTTCAAGATGCGCTCTCAAAGAAGTTGATTGATGTGATGACTAGAATGTATCACGACAACGAAACAATCGATTTAGTAACGCTTACAAAGCATTTTACACGTGTAGAGATGTATGACATTGTACGTGTACAACAAGAAGCGTCAGGACTAACAGAAATAAAAACACACATACGTCATCTTGAGTATGACTATATCAAGAGAAATCTAGTCAATCGTTTGTCTGTTTTAGATATCAATCAAGAAGTACAAGATGTAGTACGTGATTTACAAAATATCATCGAAGAGACATCATTTTCTACACACAAAGAACCTGCGTCAATTGTGAAAGTTACAAATCAAGTAGTAGATGAAATTGTAGAGAATACTCAAAAAGGTAGCACACTCACAGGCAAGTCAACAGGTTGGCGCTATTTGGACAAATACATAGGTGGATACAACGACGGCGATTTGATTGTTGTAGCAGGTAGACCCGGTATGGGCAAAACAGCAATCGCTCTTACGCTCACTAAAGATTGCGCGTTGCAAAATCATAAAGCACTTTTTTTGTCTCTTGAGATGAGTAATGAACAACTAGCAAAGAGATACTTGTCTTTGATAGGAGATATTGAAAATTGGAAGATACGAAATGGTCGTCTTGAGAAAATAGAACTTGACAAGATGATAAACATCGCAATCAATCAACACATAGATTTTTACATTGATGACGATGTTGATACTTCATTGAATCAAATTAAAGCAAAAGCAAAACTACATAAGTCTCGCAAAGGACTTGACTTATTAGTCATTGATTACATACAACTCATCAAAGGTACAAAAGCAAATCGTGAGCAAGAAATAGCAGAGATTTCTAGAGGTCTCAAACTACTTGCAAAAGAACTAAAAATCACAATAATCATACTTGCTCAATTAAGTCGTAAAAGCGAAGAAAGAGCAGACAAAAGACCTATGTTATCTGACTTGAGAGAAAGTGGTGCAATCGAACAAGATGCAGATATTGTGATGTTTCCATTTAGACCTGCATACTATGAACAAGAGAAGCCTGAAGTTGAAGAAGCGGAGTTGATTATTGCAAAGAATCGTAACGGAGAGTGTGTCACAATACCTACATATTTTGAAGGAAAACTAACATCATACAAAGAACGAATATGAAACAAATAAATCTATTTGGTGCAGACTATGCACCTAATCAAGAAGAACAAAAGTACACGAGTAAGATTGAAGCACCTATATATGAACCAAAGAATAGGAAACCTCACATACTTGAACTTTGTGACAAATCAAAAAGTCAACGACTAATGAAAGAAATCGAATCGTCTACATTGAGTGACGAAGAAAAATCTTTTTTGATTGATGCAACAATGAGACATCTTGTCTTCAACTACGAGAAAATCGCTGACTACTATTCACACGCTAGTAAAGAGATGCAACATTTGATGGAACGCTCTGCTTTAGTGATTATAGATTTCGAGAAAGCAATACAATACGGCTACGTCAAACTATGTGACGAAATAAAAACTCAATATCTTGAAGAATATGGACAATAATTTTGCGGTATTTATTTTGACTCACGGTAGACCTGACAATGTCAAGACATTGCAGACACTGAAAAAGTGTGGCTATACAGGTGCAATCTATCTAATCGTTGACAATGAAGACAAAACACTTCATACATACTTACGAAAGTATGGCGATAATATGGTAAAAGTGTTTGACAAGAAAGCGATGGCTGACTCAATAGACGAAGGAAATAACTTTGACAATCGCAAAGTCATCATTCACGCCAGGAACGCCTGTTTTCACATTGCAAAACAAATAGGCATCAAATACTTTATGCAACTTGACGACGACTATACTTCATTTAGGTATCGTTTTATCGATGGCAAGTATATGACGAGTGGATTTGCAAAAAATCTAGACAAATATTTTGAAATTTATTTAGACTTTTTTAAATCTACAACTTGTACTAGTATTGCATTTGCGCAAGGTGGCGACTTTATTGGCGGAGCAGGATGTGGTATGATAAGCAATTACAAACACAATGCGAGGAAATGTATGAATAGTTTCATCTGTTCAGTAGATAGGTATTTTCAATTTTTTGGCTCAATCAATGAAGATGTTAATACCTATACAACTCTAGGAAGTAGAGGACATTTATTTTTGACGTTGCCATTTATCGGATTAGAACAGGCCGCTACACAGAGTCAAAAGGGCGGTATGACTGACGCTTATTTAGGTAGTGGTACATACGTCAAATCATTTCATAGCGTTTTGTATCATCCATCTTCAATTCAAGTTTCAATGATGGGTTTTACTTCAAATAGATTACATCATCGCGTCAAATGGACATACACAACGCCAATGATTATAGACTCTAAACATAAAAAAATATGACACACTATCAACAAATACATCTCTTAAAACAAGAATTGAGACGCAATAGACTCTTTATCATTGAACAAAAGAATCACTATGAAAAAATCATATCTCAATTAAGACGTGAGATATTAAAACCTAAGATTGACATTCGCTTGAACACTGCTCAATGGTGCGATGTAATGAGAATCATTTGTCAATTGTGCGACATAACGCCTGATGACATCTATTCAAATACACGTGTACAAAACATCGTCTATGCAAGACATTTGTTTTCGTATCTATGTCGTAAAGAATTACGTTTATCACTACAAACGATTGGTAGAATTATCAATAGAGACCATTCAAGCATCATAAATGCAGTTCGTAAAGCGCAAGATTTAATTGACTATGACAAACAATATAGACAATTGTATAAACAAACTATCAAACTATTGGGTAGTTATATGCACGAAGAACCTATCATCAAGTATACACATACTAAAGAGCGAAAGCGAGATGTTGCGTATCAAGAAGAAATATGAGAAAGACGGCTATTTTGTAACTATTGAGAAAAAATAATTTGCAAATAAAAAAACTTTTTCTATATTCGCATTATTGAAGAAGTCGCAAATCATAGAGCAACTCACAAATCAAAAATGGGTGTTTGATACTTGTCTTCGCATCTCAAAGAATCGTGAACTTGCTCGTGAATTGTATCAATACTTCTTTCTATTATTGCTAGAAAAAGATGACGCATATGTTGAGAAACTATACAACGACGGTTACTTACAATGGTGGGCTATCAAAGTACTTCATACAGCCATCAACGGCAATCGTCATCCATTTCAACAGAATCGCATCTACGACAATGTTGACGTATACGAGTGTAAAATACAAAGTGACGAAGACGACCATTTAATAGAAGAAGAGAACTATGAAGACGAAAGAAGAAAGATACGCGCATATGACTTCATCATTGAAGAATCACATTGGTATGAACGAGAGATATTCAAAATGTGGCTTGATGGCAATAGCGCACGTGCATTGCATCGCAAGACAGGAATTTCTGTACGCGAAATACTGCGTGTCGTAAAACTTATGAAACAACTAATACAAGAACAATATGAAAAAACAAACCCCAATGAGATTCGTTGATAGATATTTGACGAATCTTGCAAACATTCACGAAGAATCTGGAGACACTTTTAGAGCAGAAGAAGTGAGAAGACTTCACAAGCAATTTGAAGGACTCGTAGAAGAAGAAGAAGCACTATTGAAGAAAGCATTCGTCGACGGCTACGAAACAGAACTCAACGCACACTCAAGCAAATCAAAAACTTTATCACTTATTTACTTCAAAGAAAACTTTCAATGATACATTTACAAATCTTAGGCATTGCTTCATTCAGCGTATTGCTAGTGAACTTTGCAAAACCTGCAGACATTATTAAGACATTTTTGTATGGCTCAAACCCATTCAATTGGCGTAGATTAAAGCCTCTCGACTGCGCATTTTGTATGTCGTTTTGGATAGGTCTAGGCTACTTTACATATCACTATGGTCTCACAGGTATTCTCTACGCATCAATAGCGACTATCG